CAGGAAATTCGAGACAGTCATTACATTTTCAGCTAAAATGTCAAGGGATGGACATTAATGACGAAGTCCGTCAATAGAGCTTACTTAAGAATATCCTAAGAATATCTTAGGGTATCTTAAGTACCTCTAGAAATTATTATTATTAATTATTCTTAAAGAGAAATATATTATGAAAAATATTATTATTACTGCTACAGCTATCGTAGCTTTGAATGCTTTGGTTGTGACTTCTGCGTCAGCAGAGGATACTCAAGGCGGTTGGTTTAGCAACTTCTGGTCTGGTAGTGAATCAGCCAAGGGTGATGCTAAGGGTGAGGCACTCGGAAAATTCAAGATGGAATTCGAGGGTGGTGCTAAAGGTCAAGCCGAGGGCGAGCAACGTATGCTAGGCACAGGCGACAGCAACACCTCAGCCCGCTCAACCGATAAGTGAATAGCTTAGCTGAGAAATCCGCCTCAATCTTTTGGGGCGTTTGGTTAGTAGTATTCGCCATTATTTTTATGTTCAGTCGATAAGGAGACATTATGAACAAACCATTTGCAGTTTCAGGTATGAATGTTGTAAGCCCGAAAGGTCAAGCAGTGTGGTGTAAGGTTACTGAGCCTGACCGCAAGTTCGATCCTGAAGGTACACTCTCAACTGACTTGGTGTTAGATCCTAAGTCACCTGACGTCAAAGCTTTCATTGAACGCCTCGAAGCGTTGCAAGACAAAGCCTTTGAAGAAACCAAAGAGTCTATGGGTGCTAAGGCAGCACAGGTCAAGAAGCGTAACTTCTATGCCGATGAATATGACCAAGACGGCAACCCAACAGGCAAGATCGTCTTCAAGTTCAAACTCAAGAACGTAGACGCCCGTCGTGAGAAAGGTCAGCAGCATGAGATTCAGGTTGTCGATGCTAACAAGCAAGCTGTTAAGCCAGTTCCGCTAGTTGGTAACGGCTCAACCATTCGTGTTGCTTCCTATGTTTACCCGTACTACATGGCATCAACCAAAGAGCTTGGCTTGTCAATGTTGTGGAGCAAGATGCAGATCATCGATCTCGTTGAGTACTCTGGCGGTAAGGGCGATGACTTCGACACAGAGGATGGCTATGCGGCTTCATCTTCAAGTGCCGAGTCATTCGGTGACGACGATTTCTAAACAAACCTTCAGCGTACCCATCAGGCTCGAAGTAGGCATCAAGAAAAAGAAGATGTACTACATCAACCTGAATGGGTATCGCAACTGGGCGTTTCAACTCAATAACTCGTTAAAGAAAACTTTTAAGTTTGAAGTCGCAGAAGAAGTTAAGCAGTTGACACCCATCGAAGGCAAATGTCGTGTGTCTTATGACATCTACTATCCAACGCGTCGAGTCTTTGACATCGACAACATTGGTTCAGTGATTACTAAGTTCACACATGATGCTTTAGTTGAATTTGGAATACTCGAAGATGATAACTACAACATTGTTACAGAGATTACTTATCGCTTCGGTGGAGTGGACAAAGACAACCCCCGTTGTGATGTTACGATAGAGGAATGCAATGAGGACGATTGATGAAAAAGACGAACACGAAATGATTGCACAAGCAGGGGATGAGATATGTAATTATATTAACTTCCTAGATCCTGACGAAGGTCGTGAGATGGCTCACCGAATCTTTGACATTTGGGATCAAGCTTACCAAGCATTCGATTGTTATGAGGATTATGTAGATGGGACATACGGAAAGTAATTCCGAGTTCCTTCGCCACGAGTCTTGTGAGAGTTGTGGTAGTTCAGATGCTAAAGCTATTTACAGCAACGGCACTGGCTACTGCTTCTCTTGCGGCAAGTGGTCTAAAGGAGACAGTGAATTGAGTGATGTTGCTTACAAACCAAACACACACAAACTATTGCAATATGAATATCAAGAATTACAGAAACGTAAGATTCCTGAAAGCATTGCTCGTCAGTTCCATTATGGTATTAGTCATGATGCAACTGGTGTTCTGTGCCAAGTAGCAAACTACTACAACAAAGAGAAAGAGATCGTCGGGCAGAAGCTACGCTATCCTGACAAGACCTTTCGGTTCGTAGGTGACGCTAAGTCAAGCATGATGTATGGTCAACAACTCTGGGCGAACACAGGCAAGAAGCTTGTGATCACTGAGGGCGAGATCGATTGCTTGTCATACGCCACAGCTACAGATGGAAAGTATCCAGTCGTGAGTCTCAAGGGTGGAGCTCATGGCGCAAAGAAAGAAATAGCCCACCACATAGATTGGATTAATGGTTACGAAGAAATCTACCTCTGGTTCGACAATGACGAAGCAGGGCGTAAAGCAGTAGATGATGTGACTTCACTTATCCCTGCTGACAAGCTTCGCATTATCCGTCATCCTGATTACAAAGACTGTAATGAGGTGCTGATCTACAAAGGCAAGTCTGGTGTTATGAACGCCTTCTATAACGCAGAACGTTATAAGCCAGATGACATCGTTACACCTGCTGACTTACTCGATACAGTTGCAGAGCCTATCGAGGTTGGCTTCCCTTACGCTTACTCAAGCTTGACCCAATTACTCTACGGACGTCGCTTCGGCGAGGTTGTTGTAGTTGGCGCAGGTGTTAGCGTCGGTAAGACAGACTTCATCATGACTCAAATAGCTCACGATGTTAAGGCAGGTTGGAAGGTCGCATCATTCATGCTCGAGCAATCGGTCAAGGAGACTGTGCTTCGTGTTGCAGGTAAAGTCGATGGTGTTCACTATCACTTGCCAAACGCTGAGTTCGACAAGGACAAGTTGAAAGCAACTGTAGAGGGTATGCAAAATGGTTTGTTTATGTTCGATAACTTTGGTTCTAATGACTGGGAGACAGTCAAGGGCAAGATTCGTTACATGAATTACAACTATGATTGTCGTATCTTCTACATCGATAACCTAACAGCACTCAATGCTCACGCTGCTGACGAACGTCGTAACCTAGATGCTTTGATGGCAGAAGTTGCAGGGCTTGCTAAGGAGCTAGACATCTGGATCATGCTTGTATCACACCTCAACCCGCCCAAGTCTGGAGCGAGTCACGAGGCAGGTGGTAAGACTGAGCAGAATCAGTTCACAGGCTCTCGAGCTATCATGCGTTGGGCATATGCTATGTTCGGTATCGAGCGTAACACGCTGCATGACGATCCAACAGAACGTAACAAGGGTCTAGTACGCATTCTCAAAGATCGCTTCTCAGGGAGTGCTACAGGGCGTACAGTGGGCTTCTTTTACGACAGAGACACAGGCTTAGTTCACGAGACTGAGACTGATTTTGAGATTGAAATTACAAATGACGGAGACGACAGTGACTTCTAAGAAAGAATTGTATGAAAAGTTTGTAGCTTACCATGCGAACAACCCACAGATTTGGGAAGCGTTTGAGGAGAAAGCACTACAAGCTGCTAAGACAAGAGATAGATTTGGTGCTCGTACCATTATGGAAATTATCCGATGGGAAACAGCTGTTCGAGGCGAGGGTCGTTGGAAAGTACATCATGGTATGGCTCCTTACTACGCTCGGTTCTTCATGCAAAAGCATCCTGAGCATGGACAATTCTTTAGCACTAAAAAAGGATTACACTGGGAAGATTTATGATTGCAATATTTGATATTGAAACAGATGGACTGTACGCAGATGCAACCAAGGTTCACTGTGTAGCTATCAAAGAAGATGATAAACCAACCAAATTGTACACTGACATAGCGGAAGCTACTAACCGATTGCGTAAGGCAGATTTAGTCGTCGCACATAATGGGGTCAACTTTGACCTACCAACGATGAAGAAGTTAGGGTTTGAAATAGATACGCCGATCCATGATACTTTGATCATGTCCCGACTCGCGTACCCTAACCTTATGTTGACGGACGCCAATCGTAAGACCTTACCTCCACGTTTAAAAGGCAGTCACAGCCTCAAGGCTTGGGGCTATCGCCTACGCTTGCTCAAGGGTGAGTTCGGCGAGGACACTGACTGGAAAGAGTACACTCCTGAGATGGGTGAGTACTGTAAGCAAGACGTTGAGGTTACCTACAAGCTGTACAACAAGCTGCTGACTCGCAACATTCCAGAGGAGGCTATAAAACTGGAGACTCGCTTTGCACAGATCATCTCTCGCCAAGAGAAGTATGGTGTGTACTTTGACATCGAGGCTGCTCAAAGACTACACATAGAGTTAATGGAGGAAGTTGATGTTGCTGAAGCAAAACTTAAAGAGGTATTCAAACCGCTCCCAACGTGGACGCCAAAAGCTTACCCGAAGACAGCTTATAAGAAAGATGGTACTAAATCTGCCACTCTGCTCAACCAAGAAGCAATCGGATGTCAACGCAATGAGAAAGGCGAATGGGGTTACTACAAGAACGTCGAGTTCAATCCTAGTTCCCGTCAACATATCTCTAGGTGGCTTAGTGAAGTGTACGGATGGTGTCCTACTGATCACACCGAAAAAGGTACGCCGATTGTTAATGAATCTGTTCTTGACGCTCTCGAGTTTCCGGAAGGAAAGATCTTGGCGCACTATTTCAATGTCAAGAAACTCATCGGTCAACTTGCGGAGGGAAACAACGCATGGCTAAAGATGGTAAAAAATGATGGACGTATACATGGTAGCATTAATACTCTTGGGGCTGTTAGCCGTCGCTGCACTCATAGCAACCCGAATATGGCGCAAGTACCTTCTGGACGATCCTATAAAGGGCATGAGGCTAGGCGACTATTCACTGTACCGAAAGGCAAGCGACTTGTTGGCTGCGATGCTGATGCTCTTGAGCTTCGTACTCTTAGTCATTACATGGCTCGTTTTGATTCCGGAAAGTACGGTGTTGCTGTAGATGCCGGAGACAAAGATGCAGGAACAGACATCCATACACTTAACCAAAAAGCTGCGGGACTACCATCTCGGGATGATGCAAAGACTTTCATCTATGCCTTTCTATACGGAGCCGGAGATGCAAAGATCGGACAGATTATTGGAAAGGGAGCGGAAGAAGGCAGGGTATTGAAGGAGACTTTCTTTAGAAAGATACCTGCTATCAAGAAGCTTGTTGATGCTGTTGCAGCTAAATACAAAGACAAGAAAACGCTAGAGGCTTTGGATGGTAACCCATTCCACATTCGTTCAGCACACTCAGCACTCAACACTTTACTTCAAGGTGCAGGTGCTCTTGTTATGAAATACTATTTGGTATTCTTGGATCGTAACTTGCAACGTAAGTACACAGCGGGTGATGATTACGAGTTCGTACTTAATGTGCATGATGAGGTTCAGATCGAATGCGATGCTGACATAGCGGATGAGGTAGCTCGCATAGCTGAGCTGTCTTTTGACAATGTAACTAGATATTTAAAATTTAGAATCCCACTTCGCGGACAAGCGGTTGTTGGTGATTCTTGGGCGGAGACACACTAATGACAGACGAGAAACACAATGTGGTTAGTTTTAGCGGTGGTAGGACTTCTGCTTACTTAGTTCATCTCATGGAAGAGAAGCGTAAATCTGGTGAGATAGGTAAAGTCCACTATATGTTTATGGACACTGGTGCTGAGCACCCAAAAACTTACGAGTTCATTAAGAAATGCGTAGACTACTTTGATATTGATTTAACTTGTATCAGAGCAGATGTAAAACTAGATGGGTATGGACGAGGTTTTGGTACTACTTATAAGGTTGTCAGTCTAGACGAATGCAAGCATGATCTTAAACCTTGGTATGATTACACAAAAAAGTATGGCATTCCGAATGTAAGCACTCCCAAATGCACTGGTGAGATGAAAACAAGACCACACGACAAATACTGCAATAAGGTTTTTGGCAAGAACAACTATGTTACTTGGTTAGGTATTCGGGCTGACGAGCAACGTCGTATAAAAGATGCGAAGAACATAAGATACTTAGCAGAAATAAGTGACATGGGCAAAGAGGACATCATTGATTGGTGGTCTGATATGCCTTTTGATCTAGAAATACCAGAGTGGTTAGGTAATTGTGTCTTTTGTATTAAGAAGGGAGCTAACAAGATAGCACTTGCTCAGCGGGATGAGCCAGAATTAGCTGTACTTTGGCAAGATTTAATTACAAGAGATGGTTGCCACGTTACTCCGGCTAAAGCAAAACTAGACGTCCCACAAGATGCCGCTTATAGAAACTGGCAAACATTTTCTGGGATCGAAGAAGCATTTAAAGATTTCTCTAGAGATGAGATTATTGGTGGTATGAGGTCTAGTGCAGGTGGCTGTACAGAATCATGTGAAGTATTTGGATGTCAGGTAGATTTTATAGATGATGAATGAATGGGACGAGAAAAGAATGGACATTGTTGGACGTAATGGTAATGACGGTGCTCATTACGCAGAAGCAGAGCTGACATACAGGGAAGTATGCGACGCAGTTGCCGCTAAGAATCAGGCAAAGCGTACCCAAATCAGGGACGAACGTACCCAAATTGGGGGCGAACATTATAAGCTGCCAATACAGCCAATAGATTTTATAGTTAAAAATAATATTCCTTTTAGGGAGGCGAACATCATTAAGTATGTGGTTCGTTACAAGAACAAGAACGGTATCGAAGACCTGAAGAAGGCTCGACATTACTTAGACATGATTATCGAGGATTACAATGCTAACTGAGTTCGCTCAAACATTACTTAAAAAGCATTACTGTCGTGAAGATGAGACAATTGCAGAAGCATTCAAACGTGCTTGTGATTGCTACGGCAGTGATGAAGCACATAGCCAACGCTTGCAACACTATCTTGCTCGTGAGTGGTTTATGTTTGCTTCACCTATCTTATCCAATGCTCCTCTTGCAGATGAGAAACCCAAAGGCTTACCTATCAGTTGTTTCCTGACATACGTCGATGACTCGATCAAGGGCTTATGTGAGCATACAACAGAGGAACGTTGGCTATCAGTTAAAGGTGGTGGTGTCGGTGGACACTGGAATGATGTACGCCCTATATCCGATAAGACGCCCGGAGTCACAGGATTCCTACACACAGTCGATGCGGATATGCTTGCGTATCGTCAGGGCAAGACTCGTCGTGGTAGCTATGCAGCTTACCTCGATGTCAGTCACCCTGAGATCTTAGAGTTCATTAAGATGCGTACTCCTAACGGAGACCTTAACCGAAAGAATTTAAACCTGCATCATGGAGTAAACATCACAGATGACTTCATCCTCGCTATTAATAACGACCTTGATTGGAATCTTATTGATCCACATAACGGCAAGGTGGTAGAGACTGTTCGTGCTCGGCAGCTTTGGGAAGAGATCTTAACAACTCGCTTCCGCACTGGTGAGCCTTACATCAACTATGTCGATGAAGCTAACCGACAGCTACACCCTGCTTTGCAGGAACAAGGTTTAAAGGTTAATGGTTCTAATCTTTGTAATGAGATTCACCTACCAACTTCAGAAGACCGCACGGCTGTTTGTTGTTTATCAAGTGTCAACCTTGCTCGCTTCGATGAGTGGGAACACGAAGTAGACTTCATCCCAGATTTGATTGAGATGCTAGACAATGTACTCGAGCAGTTCATTACCTA